TTTGGTTAAGTTCTAAACCAAGATTAATTCCAAACATAGTACATTTATTTTTATATTTTCTTGTACTCATAATTGCTTCTTCTATTTGATTGATGTTTAAAGACATTATTTATCTCCTTTTAGGTTGTCGTTTAAAACTACTACCTGACCTGTATCTCTGTCTTTAGGGTAGAAGCCCTCTTGATTAATACTGTTTTGCCATCTAACTAATCTCTCAAACAATACTTCATCAAAGTTTTCCCAAATAAAGTAATTTGTAGGCAATAGTTCTCTATCTATATTTAGTTCAATAGGTTTTGCACCCATTCCAGCTACTATTACTCCAAACTTTCTTTTGGGATTATTCAAATCTGTAACTTGATATTTTACTGTTACAAAATATTCTTTTGAATAATGTTTGTTTGGTCTTTTGTCACTTATGTTAGTGACTTGTATTAAATAATTACCTGACTTAACTTCAGATAATTTTTGATTTAATTGGTAGTTACCCATTTTCTCTCTCCTTTTTTAGTTTTTCTAAAATAGACATAATTCTTTTTTCTTCATCAACAGTTTCCTGTGCAATTTCTAAAGTATTAACTGCTGCAATATGTCTTTTATCTCCAGATGGCATTTCTAAAGTTATAGTATAACCAGAAATTGTTCCCTCTATATCATATCCTCTATATATCATTATGCTCTCTCCTTTGTTTCTATTCTTAATAATTTGTCATAATTATACCAACCATAATTTCTAAATAGATAATTTATATCCCATATTTCTTTAGAACCATTATCAACTTGTTCCCAAACTTTTAAAATGTACTTAAATTTTTTCCATTTCATTAATTGATCTCTACCAACTAAATTTTCAGTCCATTTATATTTATTAAGATCAGAGTGTTCTCCTGTTCCTAAGTTCATTTGATTAGTAATTAAACTAGGATATTTTTTTTCTAGTTTTGTTACAAAGTTTTTTATTTTCTCTCTTACTGTCATCTTCTCTCCTTTTAAGTTATTTGTTTTTTTCATAATGTCCTATTTTAATCATATTTGAGGTTGAATTACAACCCCTAAAATAATGGCTTAAAACCTAGTTTATTTAACCTTTAATACAATTTAGAATAGAATATTTTATGTTTTTAAAATAAAAGCAAATCAGATATAAATGATTCGTTATGATTTTTAAAAGTTTTATGTTAGAGAGATATTAATGCGTAAGCAGTCAAAGTATATTTTTTTCATAACAAATACTTTTAGGTTATGTGTTGGGCAGTTCTCTCTCTCTCTACTGCCCAGCACTTTAAAAAAGTTAAAACTATGGATGAGATACAATCATTAAAAAATATTATAGATTCTAAAGAAGCTGAAATAACTGCTTTAAGAAGTATTAATGATGAACACAGAATATTAAATGGAAAATTAAGAAAAGAAATAGATCAATTAAAATTATCGAATATTAAAGATGTTGAAGATTCAAAAAAAGAAGCCGACAAGCTTATGATAGAAAAAATTAAAAAGTATGAAAAACAAATTAGACAATTAAAAAAAGATGCAAAGGAGATGTTGCAATATCCATGATTATATTTAACTATCCAATACACAGAAAATATACAAATATAATTTATAAAATTTTAATTGTTGTTATTTCTGTAATTGTATTTGTATTGTTAGTATCTTGTAGTAAAATTGATTTTGACCCAACAACAACATCTTTTAAATATTTAATTAAAAAGGAGAGCAAATGGAAACAATGAACTTAAATAGCAGAGAAGCTTATAAAAGGATGACAGAAGCATCTAACAAATGGAGTGAGTGGGCAGAAAAATCTATTGTACTTGATGAAGCTAGAAAAGCTATGTTCAGTAAATTATTTTTAAAATATAAATTAGAAACTAAAACTGTTATTGAAGCTGACCATAAAGCTAGAATAGACCCTGAGTATAAAAAAATTATTGATAGTTATGCTTATGCAGAGGGTCAATTAATAAAAGCAAAATTAATGTATAACAATCTTGATCGTTATTTATCTGTTAGACAAACAGAAGTAAAAAGAGATTTAACTCTTGCTGGAAAACAAGAGGGATAAAATTCTTTAAGTATCATATGCTCCCTTAAAGATAGACCCATAACCGAGAGGGTATGGGTCGCCTTTAATGTTTGGTAATATCTAAATCTTTTAAGTCTGTTGCTTCTGTGATCTTTTCTATTTTAAATTCGTAATTAATAAGTTTTACATCAGGGTATTGGCTCATGTCTCTTACAAGATTTTTAAGTTTATTATGATTTGGACTTTGATCTACAAACCTTAAACAAACAAAATGTCCATAAGGATTGTAGTCAGATTCTAATTGAAACTCTACTTCTATAATTACTGCGTCTATGTCCATCAGGACACATTACTTCTTTTTGTTCCTGTTTAAAACCTTATCTGTCATTTTTGTGCTAAATGTAGCTGTAAAGACGATGATTACAAGATACCATACCGAGTCAGGAAGGTCATTGATGATTCTTACCCATTCTTCGAATCTATCTCTTGTACTTTCAAACCAGCCTGTACTTAACATTCCAATTAGCCAAATAAGTAAAATTTCATCTTTCCAAGATTTGTCCTGACTTTTAATTCTAGCAACATCAACTTCCTTACAAGCTAAAATTTCAGCTTCTCTTATTGTTTTAACCTTTTCGGCTTTATGCTTAAAATGATCTACTGCTTTATTCTTAACAGTATTAAAAATCATTTTAGTTAAAGGATTTTTTAATAAACCAAATATCATAAATAAGTATTACCTGTTAGCATTAATATTGTTGTCCAATATACCAGAAGAATAGAATAAATTAAATAAGTGAATTTCATGCACCCCTAATATTCCTTATTTTTTATTTTTCAACAATTCTTTACCAAGTTCTGCATAATGAATAATTTTATTGTACTTATCCTCTAAGCTTTCTCCATCCTTGCTTCTAACTGCATATTTCACAATATTACCATCTACAAAGTTAAGCTTATTGGCTAAGATAAATTTTAAAGGGCTTATTGGAAGCTTGTAGTGCTTACCACCTATTTGTCTCTGAGTAGCCTTTAAAAGCCCTCTATGAGCCTTTATCGTACTCTTTTTGTTCTGTTTTATACTATTTTTCCTATCCATTTACCTTTATTGTCTAAAATCATTGGGTATAGCATAGGTTGTCCATTTATGATTGCTCCTGTACCTATTACAAATCTTAACCTAAAATTTTTAGAATATTCAAAAGCTAGACTCGATTGTTTCGTCAGGCATCCACATTGTAAAGACCACACTAAAGAGTCTGGGTTGCTAAAATATTGAATATTAAACTTTGAGTGAAAATGGAACTGACACACATTCTTTCCATACTGCATAGCCAATTTTAAGCCATCTGCTGACATTCCATGAGTAAAAAAACATTCTGTGCCATCGCTTAATTTAAGATTTAATTCATCAACCCATTTCCATTTATGATCTACTTCTAAAAATTCGTTATATGATCTTAGATAAGCTTTTGGCATACCATGTTTTAAAGCTTTTCTATAAATTAATGATGAGTGATTAGAGTGTAATATTAACATTTCAGGAAATATCTTTTTAAGTTCCCAAATGTATTTCTTGCTAATTCTTAATTCATCTCCAGCACTTGGTAGATCAGGGTCGCTATCGTGAAATGATAATGCGTGTTTATCTAATTCGTCTCCACCATTAACAATTAAATCTGGTTTAATTTTTTTTTTTAATGCTTTAAGAAAATCAAATGCTTGTGGATGATGATATGGGATGTGTAAATCTGAAATGCAAAGAATTGATTTATAACTCATACAATTAATACTTGTACTTGTTTTTTTAATATTTGTAAAGTGCTAGACCTTAGCAGAGAGCAAAATCATAATCACATATCCCATAGCAGTAATTAATGAGCCTGTGCAAATTAATAAAATTTTTTCTAATCGTTTAACTTTATCTTCTATTGCATGAATCTTATCATGCGTTAATTTTTGCATAATACGACAAAGTTTTTCGTGAGATTCTATTTTCTGTAATGCGTTTGCTTTAGCCATTACTTCTTCTTCTTTTTTTTACTCATTTTATTTTTCTTAGCTGGTCTGCCTCTTTTAGACCCATAAGTTCCTTTTCCTCTTGGCATTTAATTTACCACCTTTCCACCTGACCATTTCATATCAGGTAATCCATTTTCATATTTTTTACCATCGTATCTTAAAACTTGTTTTCTATTACTACCCTCAACAAAAGAACAATGTATCCACCCACTATTAGCTTCTCCTGTCCAATATTCAAGAATTAATTGGTCAAAGTCGCAATTAGCTTCTATCCATATTGCAACTTGTAAATTAGAAACACCAGCTATTTCAAAATCAACCGCCTGACCTTTTGCGTGTTGTGATGTTTTTTTGCTACCAATAGCTTCGCATAATTCTTCTGATCTAAAGCCTGAAGTAATAATAATTGGTTTATCAAACTTTGCTCTTACAGGCTCTAATACTGTATAACATAAATCGGTTAAGTTTTTTATTTCTCCACTACCAGCTTTGTTCTCAATTCCTTTACGAACTGCGGTCATAGATTTTTCAAATTCTTCTAATTTAAAATGTTTTGATAATTGCATAATTTCTCCTATCTTGCGTTACAAGGTACTCCATTAGAATTTACGAATGGTGCTTCTGCAAACGCGGCATAAATATATGTTTCGCCACTAGCATTCCAATTGTTGCCATCTTCCCTTAGTTTAAAACCATTAGACAAAAAATCCATTCTAGCTGTTCCTGTACCTTCTGCATCACTTGTATTTGGGTATAAAGTTCCATCTACTACGTTTTCTGTATCTCTTTTGTTATCATGTATAAGCCATTCTCTATTTGAAGCCGTACCCTTTAAAATAACTAAAGCTGGTCGAAATCCTGTATAAACAAATGGTGAATCATTATTTCCGTTCCCAACAAAGCTAGAAAATTTGCTGAAGCCTTGTTTTTCAGCAAAGCAATAAGCTATGTAAGTTCCACTATCTGCATTAACTCCAACAGTTGTTCCTAATGAAAAAACTGAAGTAGTTGGAGCAGTTGAGTTCCATGAAGTTGTTGCACTAGTTCCAGCGGCATCATTGGTGCTTAAATATAATACTCCTGTTGCACCATCTGTTCCATGTAAATTTTTGTTATATACCCACCAATCTCTTGATGCTGATCTTTGTTTAACAAGTATCATAGCTGGTTTTGCTGACAAGGAGTGCGATATATTTCTATTACTTCCATTTCCAGTATATGAAACTATATCGAAAATTTCACTAGCTTCTTTCCAACCCCAACATACAAAGGTTGCAGTATTTTTATTAATTCCATCAGCAGTTCCTAAAGTAAATCCATCACTATCAAAGGATTGTAAATTTGAACTATCGTCAAATTCTGCACTTGTATCGTTAGGAATTAATCTTTTATTTGCACCTCTAACAGAATCAAAGATATGATGATTTTCTGCGGCACTTCTGCTTTTTATCCATACCATATTTGGTTGCATATTTTCATCACCATCAAAAGTTTGTGCATGACCATTACTTCCATTTCCTGTGTATAATTTACATTGAAA